TCGGTGGCAGCAGCAGGATCTCTGCTTCATACGGGCTTTACCTGGAAAGCAGGTAGCTGTATAATAGCCACCTGCCGACAAGCCCTTGGCGTTTTGCTGGGGGCTTTTATTTTTCCTCATCGTACGCCAACCAGAATCCCAAAACCCCACATAAAAGACCAACGGAATCCAACCACTGGTCGGCGGTTATGGCCGCACATGCCAACAAAAAATACCCTGTTTTTTTTCTGTTCATCTCATTCCCTTTCGTTCTGCATTCACCATACAGGCCAGCTTCACCATACAGGCTAGCTTCACCATACAGGCCAGCTTCACCATACCGGCCAGCTTCACCATACAGGCCAGCTTCACCATACAGGCCAGCTTTACCATACAAACCAGGATCAATGTAGTTTTTTAACCCAGTGCGCAAACCTTGAGTAAGTTTCTGGGCGCTTTTTAATCAGTCTCTTAAGCTCATCGGCAGTCATGCCGTCGTGAGCCATTTCCAGAAAGAGCTTATTTAAGTCTGAGCTTTTTCTCTGTGCGTCATAGAACATTTGCGATTGTTTCTTTTTCATGTTCATTTTCCCTTCCTTCCATGCCAGACCATACCGCCCAGCTTCACGTTGGCTATCCTCATCAGCTCCTGCCTGCCACGGCAGGATGACCAGGCCCAGGTGGGCCAGGTTTCGGCTTACAGTTCAGGCGTTCGGAATATCCAATTATCATATGGTGGCGTATGGACCTGGCTGCCTATCGGCTGGCTGCGGTATGTTGCGTTTCCGTCAAAATCATAAAAGGCATACGCTAGTTGCGAATAGGCATGTAGGATCCGCTCCTGCATGATGTCAATTTTCAAGTAAGTAAGGTTGTGTCTGGTGCCGCGGTAGCGGACAAGGAACACAAAAGGATCGTCTATCTCGGCTCTGTTGAACGCATTGCCACATTCAAATTGTTCACAGGGACTGAGAGTTGTGCGTATCTCATATTCTGGGAGTCTTTTTTCTTTTACCCATTGGTGAACGTTCTTTTTGTTGATCCTCACCAGTTCCTGGTGGGCGTTCCTTTTTACAGCCTTCAGATGGTCTTCCTCAGACACTTTTCCGAAAACAGCATCCAGCCAGTCCAGTCCTTCATGATTTACTGTCTTTTCCATTTCATCTTCCCTTTCTTCCATGCCAGGCCATACCGCCCAGCTTCACATTGGCTACCATCGTCAGATCCTGCCTGCAACGGCAGGATGACAGGCCCATATGGGCCAGGTTTCGGATTTACGAAATTAAATCAAATCAAATTTGACCGCGTCTAAAATAGGGTCGTAGAAACACGCAAAAGATCTGTCAGATTCTTCATCACCATTTTCAGTGGGGAAGTCATCAGAGCAAAGTATCGAAATACTTCGATCTGCTAGCGTTGTGCATCCTCGACTTTTAAGATCTTCGATATGCTCTTCTGCTTGCTCGTCATCTATATCTTCATCAAAGATCATGCTGGTGGCATGATCCAATGCCTTCTCCATTGTCGGATAGTCGCATGTCACAAAAGATTTGCGTTTTCCATGTGTTTTGTCGTACTCAACCGCGACTGCGTAAATTGTTTTCATTTCATCCTCCTTTTGCGCCCGAAGGCGCGGAAAAAAAGGGACCGCATAAACCAGCTGATTGCTGATCAATGCGGCCCCGAAGAACCAATTATTCAGTTTTTTGTGACGGCTATTCGGAAAAGTAACCAATGGTAGATTTTCCGTCCCTGCGCGCTTGAGCAAGCGCTTCTTTGGATATCCTCCAAACGTAAAACCCACCATCTCGGGTTCTGTGGCGCGCGCGGAAAACCCTTCGAGCGTCTTCCAACGCGTCAGAGACTACCCAAACGGCCCTGTATTCTTTGTCTGGGATGTTCAGATCTAGCGATTTGGCTCCGTATGAAGCCATGCAAGCATCATCAAGACCGAAGGGACCTTGCGACATGCGAGCCAACCAGAGCTCGAAGCCCTTGCCTGTAAAACTTCTCCCAGCAATTTCCTTGGGGAGTCTCGGAGCTGGGAGGATCTGGCTGATCCTCTCTTCTAGGAACTTCAAAGCCCTGATGACTGGAATCCTTAACCCGCGTTGGGGAATCTCTTCGGCGCTAAACGCCGCCGGAGTCCAGCTGCCCGATACGTTGAACTCAGCCCGTCGGCGTTCTTTGCTCACCCAGAAATGAGCCCGTATCTCGCCTGCCTGCCTCAGCACGAGGCAGGATTGATCCAATTCCCCATTGAACAATGGGTATTCGAGGGACAAGTCCCTCAAGTGCCCCTGGAGCACAGAAAGATCTGCCCGATCTTTCTTTGGGGCAGAATCGAACTCATCACGAAGCTTTTTCAGCTCCGCATCTTCGCGGGCTTGCTCGGCCTGCCATTTCAGGTGCCATTTCCACAGTTGGCGCAGACTATCGATCACTGCATCATTGACCATGACTCCAAAACACTCAACTGACCTGTTGAATGCTCTTTCAGTGACCCCGATCTGCCTAGTGATGCAAGCTGAATGTCCACCCTCATGTGGGCGAACCATATCGCGGAAGAACTCCGCGCTCTCAGGTGCTTCTTGGACACCTTGGCACCATGGCAACGGAGCATGCTCTGTGGCCTGCCATTGTCCGGCACGCTGGCGGAAAACGAACAAAAGAGATCCATTGTGCGGATCCCGTACAGTCCAGACCTGCTTGGCCTGAACTCCTCCGTTGACATTAAAGTACTCATTTTTCTTTTCCACAATCAATTTAGCCATGACTGACTCCTTTGCGCCAAAGGCGCAGAACGCACGAAAAGCCCGACAGGTGATTGACCTGCCCTGCTGATGAATCGCGCTTGTGTTTGTTTCGATCATGTTTCAATCATCGTCAATGCAAATCGAGCTGTCAATGCTTTTTTTGTATTTTTTGCAAATAAGGCCATTTTGAGCATGGAGGGGTAAAGAATTCTGTTTGTGCCAGACAATGCATACATGCGTGCGTGCGTGCGTGCGTGCGTGCGTGCGTATGCGCACAATGGGCGTGACAGTCTGTGACGGTCGATTGCTTTTTTTGAGTTTTTTTGCAGAATGTGATTAAAAACCTGCATTTCGACTGTGCACGATGCACCGCTTAGAGGAGCCGAAAAGCCTTTATTGGTGCGGGTCTTGGGGACTGCATACATGTGTATTGCTATTTATTTATTGTTGATCAGAAAAAAAATAGTATGAATTTTGGGTTTATAGTTGACTTGGCTTGAATTTTTTTGCGATACACTGCGATACACTTTCGTAGACGCCCATGAATAAAGGGCTCGCGGGGTATAAAAAATCGAGTAAGTGTAATGCACCCAGCGATACACTTTTACAGAAACTGCGCAAAATGGGGGTCAAAAAACACGTTTTTGGGCCATTTTTCGGCCTGACGACCACTGTCATTAAGTGTCATATCGACCGCTCCATTCTAGCACTACAAAATCTGTTAAATTTCAAGCAAATGCGAATACACCGCGTTTATGCAAAACAGCTTGTGATGCTGGTCTACAGTATTGTTGCAGTGTATTGGCGTTTAGCAACTATGTTTTTGCATTGCCGGTGGAACACAGTTTGCGCCACAATGGAACACAACCAGCTTACCTGGCGCTGGATGTAAAGTGACATATTCTGATTGCTGATGACGCCCAAAAAAGGCTGAAAAAAAAGTGAAAAAAAAGCGACAAATTTTACAGAAACAATAAAAAAACGGGGTTATTCACAATGCACCACCATGCCCGCAAGCCACTATTCATGCGGGTTTACGGCTGCATAGGTATTTTTGTACTACGATTTTGTGAATAAGTCCAGCCAAGGAAGTCCAGCCAAGGAAGGAAGTCCAGCAGGCGGTGGCACAAAGAATTCTTTCCTTCCTCCATGCATGCCGGATTGCCCGGATTGCCCGGCTGCCTGCCTGCCTGCCTGCCGCTTGCCCGGATTGCCCGGCTGCCTGCCGCTTGCCTGCCTGCTTGCTTCGTTGTCTGGCAATCTTTTCTTCTTCCTCCATGACCGCCGACCGGCCAGATCCCCCCCCTGGGTTCGAGATTTTGGCCAGGTGGGTAATGTAATATATACTCCCCCCCACACCTCCATTTTGTTTTCCATTCCCTCCCCCCCTATGTTCTGAATTGGCTAATGGGTTAGAATGTTGTGTGTGGGTATATTTTTGAGTTGTGTGGGGCTGCATAAGCTGCATAGGTTTATTATCAGGAGTTTTTGTGTCGATATCTCAGTCTGACATTATTTCCCGTTTTTACTCTGACCCTCTGGGTTATGTTCGTTTCATGTTTCCTTGGGGTGTTTCTGGTTCTGCGTTGGAGTATTTTGACGGCCCTGATGATTGGGCTATTGAGTCTTTGCGTGTGATTGGCGATGAGGTTAAGGATCGTCGTTTTAATTTTCGCGATTCTGTGGATCCGATTTTGCATGCTGTATCGAGTGGTCATGGTATAGGCAAGAGTGCTTTTGTGAGTTGGTTGGTATGTTGGTTGATGGATACTCGTGTGAACTGCAAGGGTGTTATTACGGCGAGTACTTTGAATCAGTTGGAGAAGAAGACTTGGCCTGAGATATCGAAGTGGTTTGGTTTGCGTTTGGTTGGTTCGGATTGGTTTGAGGTTGTGACGAGTAAGAACAACTTGTCGGTATTTCGTGTTGGCAGTCGTGAGAGTTGGTTTTTCAGTGGTTTAAGTCCGAACGAGAAGAACAGTGAGGCGTTTGCGGGTCAGCACAATGTTGATTCGAGTTCTATATATATATTTGACGAGGCGAGTGGTGTTCCTGACAAGATTTGGAGTGTTGCGTATGGTGGTTTGACAGATGGTGAGCCTCACATGTATGTGTTTGGGAATCCCACGAGGAAGAGTGGTGAGTTCTTTGACATTTTCAATGATCGTTTGAAGCATCGCAAGTGGATTATTCGTAAGGTTGACAGTCGTTCGGTTCGTATAACGAACAAGTCATTGTTGCGTGAGTGGGTTGAGACTTACGGTGAGGATTCGGATTTTGTTCGTATTCGTGTCCGTGGTGAGTTTCCGAGTCGTGGTTCTACGAGTTTGTATGACATGCGTGATGTTCGTCGTTGTGTTGAGAACGGTCGAGATTATTTGTTGTGGTTGAAGGGCCGGGTGGGTAAGTCTGGTGAGTTGTTGGGTGTAGGGCCTGACGTGGGGGCGGGTAATTTTTACGTTCCTCCTGGTGAGGAGGCTTTGCGTGGATCTTTGGACGTGAGTCGTTTTGGTTCGGATTCGAGTATTTTGAGTTACCGTCGAGGTCGTGACTGTGTATCGGTTCCGTGGAAGTTTTTTGATTCGATGGATTTGGTTGATTTATCGGATTATGTTTTGCGTGATGCTCGTTTGGTTGGTGCTGATTGTGTGATGGTGGATGCGATTGGTGTTGGTGCGGGTGTGTTTGACATTTTGAATCGTGGTGGTGGTGGGATAAGTTTTTTTGATGTGATGGGATCTCGTGAGAGTTTGGAGAAGCGTATTTATGTGAACAAGCGAACGGAGTTGCATTTCAAGTGTGCGGCGATGGTGAAGTCTGGTTGTTATTTGCCAGACAATGAAGATTTGATTCGTGACATGGAGGCGATGACGTTTGAGGAGCATTCGGACGGTCGTTTATTTGTGTTATCGAAGAAGGATTTGCGCCGTGAGTTGGGTCGCAGTCCTGACAGTTTGGACAGTTTGAGTATGAGTTTTGACCGTGAGGGTTTTGCTCGGATGTTGCGTATGGGTGATCGTTTTGACGGTTTAGCTCGTCCGCCTATTGGTTCGTGTGGTTGGATGGGGGCTTAGAAAGCCGGGTAAAGCCGGTCGTACCAGGGCTTAGAAAGCCGACGCGTACGTAGTAGAACTGCGAAGAGGCGCCGGGCGTGTATTAGAGCTGCAAGAGCCGGCGCGCACTCAGTAGAACTGCGAAGAGGCGCCGGGCATAGTGGGTTTATTGTACCACATTTATTCGGTTGGTTCAAGGTCGCGCAACGGGTCAGTGGATTCTGCTTGTTTTGTTTCGATTTCTCCCCAGAAGATATTTTTCCTTGCTTGCAGCAGCTGTTCTTTTTCGGCTGAGATAGAGTTTTCTTTTTCCTCTTTGTAGTAGCCTTTGAGTTTGGCGAGTTTTTCGGAGTAGTCGCCGAGTGTTTTGAGCAGCACGGCGGCTTTTTCGATGGGCAGTTTATCTGTTTCGAGTGCGATTTGGATTTTTTCGGAGATGGTGTTAAGTCTGTTGACGAGGATATCTTTGGAGACTTTTGCTGCGGATGACCTGGCTTCGATTTCTTCTTGAAGGACTTCGATGACTTTGGGTTCGCAGAGCAGTTTCATTACTTCTTCTTCAGAGAACCCGGCTTTTTTTGCTGCTTTTGTTATGGAGTTTGACTTGGCGTATTCCCTGCACATTTGGATGACGTGTTCCGAGATGACGCAATAGGATGCGTCTCTTTTTACTTTCTCGAAGTTGGATTTTCTTTTGTTGAATGGAACAAGTGCTTGTGTCATGTTATGATGCCATTGTGCGGGTTATTTTTTGTGCCATATTACAATAATATCATGGCTTGTTGTTTTGGGCCATTGGGGGGGATATGTCTGCGTCTATCAAGCGTTTGAACATGAATGGCGGTGCTGAGTTACAGCTTCCTGCTTATTCTGATGCTTTGATTTTGGTTGCGAACACGGCCAAGAGCTATACGGTTCCGGCGAACATTACTTCGATTTGTTTTGTTCGTGGTCAGATTGGGACTTATGCTTTGTGGGCCAACTTCACTGGTGCGACTGCGGTTATTCCTGCTGGTGATGTTGTGGGTGGTGTGAACTCTATGGCTCTTATTGACGGGGTTCACTATCAGGTTGTTCCGGGCCAGGTTATCAGCATCATTTGTGGTCAGAATAACGTAGTTTCTCTTCAGGGATACGGACTGACTTTGATATGAGTTTTGTGTGTGTTGATGAGAGGCGGCCAGTGCGATGAGTGAGAAGAAGTGGTCGGAGTATACTGAGGGAAGGCGGCCAGTGCGATGAGTGAGAAGAAGTGGTCGGAGTATACTGAGGGGAGGCGGCCAGTATCATGAGCGAGAAGAAGTGGTCGGAGTATACTGAGGGGAGGCGGCCAGTATCATGAGCGAGAAGAAGTGGTCGGAGTATACTGAGTCGGAGTTTCTACAGAAAACCCGTGATCGTCTTCATTCCTCTTTGACATACGACATTGATTCTCGTTACAAGTCGATTGAGGATCGTCGTTTTTATTCTGGCGAGCAGTGGGACGAGTCGGCGAGGAACATGCGTGAGGCCCAGGGTCGCCCATGTCTTACGATTAACAGCATGCGTAAGATGGTTGAGATGATCGTTGGAGATTACAACCAGAGCCGCATTCAGTTCAAGGTTATCCCGGTTGACGATGAGTCCAAGAGGGGTGCGGAGCTTTTGAACAAGGTCTGCATTGACATTCAAAACAAGTCTAATGCGAGCTATGCTTATGACTGGGCGTTTCGGATGGCTGTTGCTTGTGGCCGTGGTTTTTGGCGTGTTACTCCTGAGTATGATTCGGATGACAGTTTTGACATGTCTCCCCGTGTTAAGCGGATTGTTGATCCTTTGATGGTTTCGATTGATCCTTATTGCAAGGAGGCAGATTTTTCTGACATGCAGTATGGGTTTGTGATTGAGTCGATGAGTCATCAGGATTTCAAGGATGAGTTTCCAGACAAGAGTCCTGAGCTTGCGGGGCCATTTTTCACGCCTTCACTTGGCACAAAGGCATATAACCTTTACTTCTCAAAAACGGACAGGGCTTGTTATGTGGCCGAGTATTTTTGGACTGAGCGCCACAGGGACACCCTTTACGAGGTTGAGATTGGCGATGAGGTGTCAGATGCTTTGGGTGAGCCGCCACAGGTAATTACTGTTTTTTCCTCTGAGTACAACCGCCTTAAGAAGGACGGTTTGATTTTGCGTGTTATTCGCAAGAGGGAGACAAAGAGGAAGGTGGTTATGTGGTCAAAGGTTTCTCAGGGTCAGATTCTTGAGGAGCCAAGAGAGTTTCCATGTGACTATATTCCGATTGTTTTTTGCCCTGGTGCTGAGGACATTACGGATGGTTCCAAGGACTATGTTTCTTTGGTGAGGGATAGCAAGGATTCTGCGAGGGCTTACAACTACGCTCGTTCTGCGAGTGTTGAGAACATTGCTCTTACTCCGAAGGTTCCTTATCTGGTTACTCCTGAGATGATCCGTGGTCATGAGGTGGACTGGAACAGTCACAATGTGGCCCCGAAGCCATATTTGATGTACAACCCGGATCCGATGGCCCCTAATGGCATTCCTCAGAAGGTCAGTCCCCCAGATGTTCAGGCTGCTTTGACTACAGAGGCAAATCTGAGCATGCAGGAGATGAAGGTTACTACGGGCATTTATGATGCTGCGATGGGTCAGGTTACGAACGAGGTTTCTGCGAGGGCGATTCAGGCCCGTGAGAGTGGTTCCATCAAGTCAAACTTTGCGTTCTTTCGATCTTTGGAGCGAGCGATTGTTTTCACTGGCAGAATATTTGTGAGCATGATTCAGAAGTTATCTTTTGATGGTCGTAAGATTCTTGTTCAGAGTGATTTATCTGGCGAGCAGGAGATGATTGAGCTGTCGGGAATTGACGATGGGTCTTTTAATGTGACGATTGACACAAGTCCAGAATATGAGACTCAGAGGAAAGAGGTTCTTGCGAGCCTTTCGGCTTATGTTCACCAGTCACCGAGGCTTGCTGAGGCTTTGTCTGATATTGTTGCTGAGGCTTCAGACTGGCCTGATAGTGACAAGATTGCCGAGAGGATCAGAAAGACTTTGCCGCCTAACCTTCTCTCTGTTGAAGAGGCGAGCAAGCGGGCCTTTGACGATGCTCAGATTGAGCGGGCTGTTTTGATTGCAAGGCAGCAGGTTCTTCAGGATTCTGGCCAGCCCCAGGATCCGAAGGCCGAGGCCGACATGATGAAGCAGCAGATTGAGATTCAGAAGGCTCAGATTGATTTGCAGAAGGCCCAGGCGGATCTTGAGATTCAGCGTTTGAAGGTTGTTGAGCAGGCTGAGAAGACGAAAGAGCAGTCTACAATCACAGACCAGGAGGCGCAGGGTCATGGTTTTAACAGCAAAGAGTTTGAGCGTAAGATGACGCAGAAGTTAGCTAAGATGTTGAGATCTGGCCGTCCACAAGAAAACGAAGTGTTAGCAGTGGACGAGATAGAAATGGAGTAGTATAATGACTGATACGGACAATCAGGTAAATCCGGTTATTGATGACATTGTGGATTCATCAACCACAGAAGAAGAGACAACTGAAGAGGTAGAAGAAACCGAGGAAATTGAGGATCAGGACGAAGAATCTGAGGAATCTGAAGAACATGAGTCAGATGAACCAGAAGAGGAAGAGTCTGAAGACGATGCTACGGCTGAGTCTGAGAAGACGAACACCCAGAAGCGTTTTGACAAGATTACCGCCGAGAAGAAAGAGGCCGAGCGGCTTTTGACCGAAAGGACAAATCAGCTTCAATCCTTCCTCTCGGAAGCACACAGGAACGTTCCGGTGCCGGTTAGGGAAAACTACAGTTCGGATGCCTCTTATGAGGGAGCAGTCCTTAATTACAAGATGAGTCTTGCAAAAAAGGAAGATGCTGGAAGAAGCGCCCAGGAGTTTGTGAAGCAAACTTTGGCAGACAGGTTTGGGAGTATCGTTAAAGAGGACAGGAATGCTCTTGTCCACTTGAAGGGTATGCCAGCGGAATTTTATGAGCTTCTGGCCATGTCAAGCAATCCCGTTGAGATTGCGGCGGCCATGAGGGATCATTCAACCCGCGAGCGTATTTTGAACCTGCCTCCACATCTTTTGGGATCTGCGATCTCACAACTTGATCGGGCTTCTGTTCCGACAGGCAAAGAGCCTGCTGGCAAGAAGCCAAAAAAGAATGTCAAGCCGGGTGGCAAGACATACAAACCGATTAAAGAGTCATCTACTGGAAAAACTTCTCAGTCCTTTTCCAAGACAAAGGTACCAACTGGCCGTGAGTTTTTAGCAAGCCGGGGGTACAAGAAGCGATAGCGGATTGAGAAGATAGATTAAAGGAGCTTAATTATGGCTAATACCTTTTTGGACGTAACACTTCCCGCTGCGATTGAGCGGATGGCTGCCAGGGTCAACGCCCGTTGTGTTCTGGCAAAAAAGGCATTTATTGATTATTCGGAAGATTTCAAGAAGTATGGTGATACCATTCAGACTGAGCTTCCAAACTATTTCACTGCTACAAACTTTTCTGGAACTACCACCACTTCTGACTATCACAATCAGAGTGTAAACATCCAGATGAACCAGCTTCCAGATATTACGTTTGAGATCACTGCCAAGCGCAAGACCTTGAACCTGGAAGATTTTGACAAGCAAGTGACAATGCCAATGGTTGATGGAATTGTTTCCTACATTGAGCGTGTTGGATACAATCAGATTTACAAAGAAGTTTGGAACACCACTGGAACTGCTGGCACCCCTCCAAGCAAGTATGCTGATCTGATCAACGCGAAGACCTTTCTGGACAAGTTTGATGCTTCCCAGATGAACCGGTTTTTCATGCTTGATCCTTTGGCTTATAACGCTTTGGTTTCCAACCAGACAAGCGGCCTTGGAATGCTGAATGTTTTCAATGAAAACGTAAGCAAGGAGCTGTTTGACGGGTATCTTGGTGAAAAGGGCGGCATGGAGCTTTATCAAAGCAACTACGTTCCGATTCACACAGCAGGCAACGTAACAACCACTGACACAATTCAGGTAAACGTAAACTCTTCTGATGACGATACTTCGATTTCTTTGAAGGGTTTTGACGCATCCACTGGAAGCCTGAAGGCTGGTGACGTGTTTACGATTGCCGGGGTTTATTCTATGAACCCTCTTACTCGTTTGAACACTGGTGTTTTGCAGCGTTTTGTTGTGACATCTGATGTTACTGCAAACAGCGCCGGTGTTTTAAGTGCAAGCATTGAGCCACGTATTGTAAGCCCTGCAAGCACTTCGGCTTACCAGCAATATATTTCTGTTTCCTCTCTGCCTCTTCAGAACGCAGCGGTTACAGTTTTGACTGCTGGTGCTGCTGATGCTCAGACAAGCCACCAGAACATGCTGGTTGGGAACAATGCGGTTGCTTTGGTTACTCGCCCTCTGGCTTTGCCTGAAGGTGGAGTAAAGTCCTATCTGACCACCTACAGCGAAGAGACTCCGATTCAGTTCCGTGTGACTCTTGGCTATGACATGAGTACCAAGAAGGAGATCATGTCTGTAGATTGTCTGTTTGGATTCAAGACAATTTCGCCTTGGTTCTGCGCCAAGCTGCTTGGTTAATTTGTTTGTATCTGGCCAGCCTTCTTTATGTTGGCTGGCCTTTACTTTGAGGTGATGATGTCTGAAAAACTAATTCTTTACCACAAGGACAAGGCTTTTTCTGGCCGTGTTGTTTTTGCTTCTGATGTTGAGCGCCTTATGTCTGAAGGCTGGGTAACAAGCCCCGCTCATTTTGCTGCTCAGGAGACGGTTGATGAGACCCCAAAGGCTTCAAAGAAAAGAAGAAAGAAGCCAAGGGAATAGTGGTTTGTGTGTGTGGGGCAAAGAAGCCAAGGGAATAGTGGTTTGTGTGTGCGGAAGAAAAAATAATCCTTTATCACAAAACAAAGTCCCCTATGGGAAGTGTTTGCAATCAATCTGATTGTGTGCGCCTTTTTTCTTCTGGGTGGGTAACAAGCCCGGTATATTTTGATGTTCCAGACCAGGATCCGAAGAAGATTCAGCCAAAAGTTGAGAAAATTCTAAATAGACCAAGAAAGACTCATGATATCCTTCCATTAGAGGTTGCAACAAAAGAGTTTCTTGAAATAGAAGAGGTTTGATATGGCGCTTACGGCCTATGATGTTATCAGGCGAGCATTGATGAAATGCGGGGCTATTGATCCTTCTCAGCCTCTAAACTCTCAAGAAGCTTCTGATGGCCTTCAGATGCTCAATATAATGCTGTCTGAATGGTTCATGAACTCTTACATCAAACAAAAGGATGAGTTGGATTTCAGCATTACGCTTGAGACCGACAAGATTTCTTTTGGCGTCAATCCATACAATACATGCTGCAATGAGGAAGAAGCCGCCAAGCATATTTCCGATATCAATCCGCTTCAGATATTGAATCTGTTTTACCGTGATGACAACGGAATCTATCTGTCCAATGAAATAGAGATGGTGAATCGCATTGATACTGAAAAGTATCGAGTAAACAGCGCATCGACAAGATGGCCCGCTATGGCGTCATACCAGTACGGCGATCTGACCGGAACAAGTTATCTTCACTTCTCCATGCTTGTGACCCCAACTCTCAACCTGAAGATGTTTTATCTTCGTCCTCATGTTGATATTGAAGAGGCTGATCTTCATTCTGCCTTGAACCTTCCTTCCCAGCATTACAATACGATTATTCTTGATCTTTCAAGCAGGCTGGCTGCGGACTATGGCGGCCAGTTAAGTGCTATTGATATGATGCAGCTTGAAAAGTCCAGAAGGGAGCTGATGAACCTGAGGTCTTCTCCAATTCCTTTTGCCAGCTTTGATTCCGGGGTTTCCACGATGGGCCGCAATGCCAACAGAAACGGCGCAACGGTTCCGTTTTACACGAGGCCGTTTTAATGCCGATTGTTGAGATTCCTTTTAACGGTGGAGATGCTGTTGCCAGGGCGCAGTTTTCAAACTTCCAGAACCGGATAAACCTTTATCCTGAGATTGAAACTGCTGGAGCCCGTAGCCGGGTTGTCATGTATGGAACCCCAGGGCTTGAGCTTCTTGTCCGTCTTGAGATCGGTCAGGATGTTCGGGGAATGTGCTTTGGGAGTGATGGCAACATTTATGCTGTTTGCGGGACATCGGTTTACAAGGTTGTTCCGTCTACTGGTGTTCTCACCAATCTTGGAACTGTTCCTGCTGGATCTTATGTTCAGATGGCAACAAACCTTACGCAGGTTATTATTGTTGGTGGTTTTACTGCATCCTGGTATGTGATAACGCTTTCAACTGGTGTTTTGTCTGTCGTTACGGGTGGGGGATATCCAAGCCCTGAAACGGTTTCCTTTCTTGATGGTTACTTTATTTTGAACAACAAGGGAACTGGGCAGTTCTTCATCACCGGCATTAACGATGCAACGAGCTTTGATATTCTTGATTTTGCTACGGCTGAGTCAAACCCTGACAGCATTTTGAATGCCTTTGTGGATCATCGTGAGCTTTGGTTGTTTGGCGGCCTGAGTGTTGAGGTTTGGTACAACTCGGCATCATCGACAGGCTTTCCGTTTGAGAGGCGTTTGGACGCCATTCTTGAGGTTGGTTGTGCTGCGAAGTATTCAGTAACAAAGATTGATAACACCGTCTATTGGCTTTCAAATCAGTTTACGGTTGTTAGGGCGAACGGATATTCCCCTGAGATCATAAGCACTACTGCGTTGAGCAATGAGATATCGGGATATTCTGTAAAGGAAGACGCGATAGCTTATGGCTATTATGAGCGTGGTCATGCGTTTTATGTTCTGACGTTTCCCTCTGAGGACAAGACGTGGGTATTTGATGCATCGACTGGTGAGTGGCACAAGAGGGAGTCTGTTGGGATGGGCCGCCACCTTTCAAACTGCCTTGCCTTTGACGGCAAGACAAACTACATTGGCTCCATAAACGATGGTGCGATATACAAAATGTCTGAGGCTTATGGTTCTGAGGATGGTCGCAAGATAAATCGCGAGATGACAACTCCATACATCCATGATCGTGAGATCCGTTTG